ATCTACTTGTGTGGCTTTTTTTACTTCTTGTAGGCATTCTTTTTCTTCTTCAACTAATTGTTGTTTTAAGTTGTGAGCAGCTTCTACGTCTACTCGAACTCCTAAAAAACGCATATCGACGAGGCAGGGAAAAAGTTCGGTCTCTAATTTAAATATATCTTCGATATCCTCATGATACATTTGTTTTTTCATCTCTTGCCAAAGTTTTAAAGTTAGCTCTGCATCTTGTTCTGCATACTCACCTACATACATTGCAGGTAGTTTATACATTTCTGATTTAGCATCTACACCCCAAAGTTCTGCTGTTTCTTTTAATACAGCCTCGTTTTTACCTATTCCTAGGTAATCCCGACCCATACTACCTAAATCGTATCTAAAGCGATTCTCGTCTACGAGAGAGCCAGCAATCATGGTATCTACGATGGTTCCATTAATTTTAAGTCCTGCAGCTCTAATAAAGCATACATCATACATAGCATTGTGAAATATTTTGATAGAATCTGTGTTCAACACATCCTGAAACCATTTTAGGACCATGTTCTTATCCATGTTGCCACCACCTTCGTGTGCAATAGGATAATAACCTTTCCAATCTTGCACAGCCACAGCTATGCCAACTATTTTACTTCTGCCTACAACAGATCCAGAACCAATATTTTTTAAGTCAGGGTCTTTTGTTTCCAGGTCGATTGCTATCTCACTGTAATCAGATAGATTAGGAAAACTCTGTGGTGGTAACCATTCTGTTTGTGGTTTAAATATCGGTTTCATAATCCCTTTCTATTATCATTTCTATAAAATGTATTGCTTTCAATAAATCCTGTTTCTTCCCTTTGTCCCGATGTCTTATTATGTATTTTATAGCACAACCTTCAGGATATAACAACTCATTCTCAACAACAAACTTGCTGGGTTGAATTTTATATTTTTGATAGTGTGATCCTCCGTGTTGTTTGTCCCATACTTTAGATGTCATATGCTTTTTTCCTTTGTGGTTCGATTATAAATAAATTGTTTTCTGTTCTAGTGCATGCAACATAAAACAATCTGTGTGTATCATCTGGATTCTTTTGATATTCATCGTACGCTGCTCCAGATAGTTCAGTGTTAATTACTACATTCTCTCTTTCATTTCCTTTTACTCCATGTATTGTAGAGATACTTATTCTTGGTGTGCTAGATAAATCTTCACCTGCTTTTATTAATTTTGTAATCTTTCTTATATCTTCATTACCCAGTTCATCTAATGCTTCTTGCCAATCTGCCTCTGTCTGTAAACCATATTTTTCTTTTAATTCATCTATGCCATAAAACTGATCTTTAACCATAGCTTTGAATAGTTTCTTATCCCAGTTTTTATTCATCTTATTAAATATTTTTTTACAATCATTAAAGTGCATTGGCACACCAGTTTTTAATTCATCCCACTTTTGTATGATTTCGTATATATTTTTAACTCTTGGTGTTGCTTTTCTTCTTTGCCAGTACAGTCCTTTCTCATCTAACACATCACCTATGTCACTTAACATATAGTTTGCTGTGGCTAACACTAACCATTTACCTTTTGTAAAATCTACCTCGTGCAAACTTTGACAACGTTTTACAGATCCCTCTGTATCTTTTGGATAATATTTTTTGTCTACTCTAGTTTTAACTTTGTTAATAATTTTATTTGCAAGTTCAAAAGGTTTTTGTGGCACCCTGTGTGATTGTTCTAATATCTCTCTTGTGCCTTCTAAATTTATAAATGTATTTACGTGTGCACCATTCCACTTGTAAATACCTTGGTCATCATCTCCTGCAATAAAAGAATCTGTTGATGATTCTTCTATTCTTCTCACTAACTTCCATTGTATTAAACTTAAATCTTGTGCCTCGTCCACAAACATAACTCTTAATTTTGGTGTATCACTACTACTTAAAAATTTTTCTATCATATCTGGAAAATCAACTAGACCATGTTCTGTTTTATATCTTTGTAATTCCTCTGATATAATTTTTAATTTATTTAATGACACCTGTTGGTTATCTGTTAGATGATAATATTTTACAGGATCTATTTCTTTTGATCGTGCTATGTTTATTAATTGTATGTACGGATTCTTTGAATAGAATACACTATCATGATCTTCATCTTGTTGTGTGCCTTCTATTTCTAATCCCATCTTTTCTCCTAATTCTTTATAGTGTTTTTCTTTCATAACTTGATCTTTACTTAAACCAAGTTGATTAAAACAAAATGAGTGTAGTGTTTGAAAGTATGGAAGATCATCTAACATAGATAATCTAAATTTAAGTGCAGCTCTTTCCTTACCCTCTACTGCAGCATTTTTACTAAATGTAAAATATCCAATCTTATCTGGGTCTGTTGTCTCAAGAAATTTTTCTATGTGTTCTAACAAAGTATGTGTTTTACCTGTACCTGGTGGTCCATATATTATTGTTCGCATTAGTAATTATCTTTCTTAAATGGTTTAGGTATATATGTTTCTGGTTTTTTATCAAACCTAGCTACGACAAATACAGACAGTTTGTGTTTACCCACACGTTTAGTTGTACAGTTTAGATTATCTTTTAACATTTGTGATGTTCTTTGATATGGCACTTTCCAATGTTTTCTCGATAAGTAGTTGTGAAAAAAATTGTCAAATACAAAGTGGTGATAGCCCTCTTTAGTGTATGTACCACCATTTTTTAAATCCTCGTAATCGTCTTTTTGTATTCTATTTACACAATAGTCTTCAAGATAGTTTCGTAGTATATCTCTTGTGCCTGTGCCTTCTGCAGGTTCTGTCACTTCTGCATTCTCTAATAATATGTTTGTAAGTTTTTTCCAATCATTTGTTTTTAGTGTTGGTGGATTAAATCTTAATTGTTTTACACACTCTTCTTGAAATAAACTTTGGTTTGTTAAATGTTTTGCAGAGTCAAGATATAATCTATCACCATCTACGTTCATGTAATAGTATGGTTCTTCTAATGCCACGACTTGTAAATCTGTTAAATTAGGAAAAGTTATCTCTTGACCTATACCAAACTTTCTAGTTTTACATAATTTTTTATCACACAAACTACACATCGGTTGATCATTACATTTATATCCCCAATCTTTTTTTTCGTGTTGTTTTGTTATTATATTTACTTCTATGTCAGACAAAGGCTGCGCCATGGCTGATTCATTAAATAAAATTATTTTTGTTTTCCAATTTTCTGGCCATTTAGATTTTGCATACACACCATAGTGAAACAATGCATTATTTCTACCACCTTCTGTAACTTTATTTTGCACCATTAGCTCTACACAAGGTGGACCATCAGAGTATGGTGTTTCTGGTCTTTTAACTTCTATTGTGCTGATGTCTTCTTGTTTATATCTTTCTACTAAATTAAAAAAATCTTCTAGTGTAGCGCCGCCACCATCATCTTTAAAGGCATATCTTGTTGTATTATTATAATTAAAATATGGTAAATTTAAAAAATTTCCTGTATCATCTTTCGATTTTAATTCTCTTTGTTTTGGAAAAACTTCTGATCCCCCATAACCTAATACAGATCTAATCTCATTTAATTTATCTTGCATCAAACTAGCTGATACATAATCTGTAGTAAATAAAAATACGTGTGCACCACCAGACTTTGATCTACATACGACTAGTGGTAATTTAAATTGTTTGATTTTATTTATAAGTTTTTGATGATCAAACCCTGCATAAGAGTCAATATCTATGCAGCCCCATTTACATTTGTTGTCATCATTAATTGGTATAACACCTAAACTATCTACGCCATCTAAATGTTTTTGCCATAATTCATTAGTAATAGGTTCTCTTTTTACAAAAGATTTACCTTTTATTTTTGTGCCATTCCCATTTGATTCACCCACAATAGTGACACCATGAGCACGATCTAATCCTTGAAATATGTTTTTAAACTTATCAATCATATTTTATAAGTGGGCGTATCCACTCTCGCTTAGACGCCCACCACCTAGGATTCTAGTAATTTGAAGAGTTTTTTGTTTCTTCGCTGCCGTGTTTAGCTTGGATCTCACCCTTACCTACAGATTCTGCAAAAGCTTTTGCCATATCATAGATAGGTTTATCTGTGACTGGTCCTACTTTTGACACGTCCCAACCAAACCATGTTCCTTTATCGTTAGACATCTGAACAGTGGATAGATTATAAATGTGGCTGTAAGTTGGCGGGGTAAACAAACCATTTTTACCCTGCATCTTAATACCCATCATCATTGAGTTCCATTTTCTACTAACTTTTAGTTGAGTAGATTTCATAGAAATCAAAGCTGTAGATGGATTATCACCAACAGTTAATACAAAGTGACTTGCAGTATTTTCAAGATAGTTACCATTTGCTAATCTATCTTTATAGTCTTTACCTCTTGTGGTTTGACTAATTATATCACTGTCTGCCTCGTGAATTGCAACAGGTGCGCCTGTTGATGTGCCTCTGTCTTGCCATTCAATGTATTGTCTTTTGTAAAAGACTGGTATGACTTGTAAAGAGTCATACAACTGATTAGTTACAGTGTTAATTATTTTGCCTGGCTCTGCGCCCTCGACATATTTACCATCTCTTTTATTTACCTCTGGAGATAGTTGGCCCAAAATTTTTAAGAAAGGCAACGCAAGATCTTCTTGCGATATATTTTGAGCACCTTGGTTTGCATCAGCCTCCATATCAAATGTTGCTAATGCTCCTTCTTTTTTTGTTGCTACTTGGTTCATGTTACTTGTTCCTTTTTATTGTAG